CGGTATTACAAATCCAGCGGTTGTGGCTGTTCTTCCTGTAGCAAAGGTTACAAGAAGGGCGGCACAGTCAAAGACGCATGTTACCGCAAGGTAAAGGCGAGTTATAAAGTGTTCCCTAGTGCTTATGCTAGTGGAGCTATTGCTAAGTGTAGGAAGAAAAAGGCAGGGAAGTAATGGCCGTTCGTAAGACCGCAAAAGGTGCTGCACTAAAACGCTGGTTCAAGGAGGACTGGAAAGATGTTAGTACAGGTAAGCCGTGTGGTCGTAAAAAAGGTGAAAGTCGTGGTACTCCGTACTGTAGACCAACTAAACGAATTTCTAGCAAAACTCCGAAAACTAGCGGGGAAATGACTAAGGCCGAGAAGAGTAAACGGGTAGCGCAGAAGAAGCGTTTAGGTCAACCAGCAGGCAAGCCCAAACGTGTAGCTGCTACGAAAAGGCGTAAGAAATGACGACATCAGGCACCACAGCGTTTAATATGGACTTCACGGAGATCGCGGAAGAAGCATGGGAACGTGCGGGACGTGAGATGCGTTCTGGATACGATTTGCGTACCGCTAGACGTTCTATGAATTTGATGACTATTGAGTGGCAGAACCGCGGCATTAACATGTGGACGATTGATTCTGGCACCATAAACCTAGTAAAAGGTACGTCTCAGTACACTTTACCAGCGGATACCATTGATCTGATGGAACACCAAATACGTACCAACAGTGGTAACTCAAGCACACAATCTGACCTTACTATAAGCCGAATAAGTGTAAGTACGTACGCGTCTATACCTAACAAGTTATCAGAAGGACGCCCTATCCAACTGTATGTGGAACGCCTACGTGATGCCCCCAAGGTAAACGTGTGGCCTGTACCCGACAACGATAACTACGTGCTGTACTACTGGCGTATGCGGCGTATCGAGGACGCGGGTAGTGGCGTTCAAACCGCAGATATGAATTTCAGGTTCTTCCCATGTCTGGTAGCGGGTCTGGCGTACCATATTTCTATGAAAGTTCCTGAGTTGGTTGACCGAGTGCCGATGTTAAAAGCTGTCTACGACGAACAGTTTGAGATGGCTGCAGGAGAAGACCGAGAAAAGACGGCAGCACGTTTTGTGCCTCGAATTGCTAGGATTGGCTAATGGGTACTAGGTTCGCCTCCTCTCAAAAGGTTAACGCACTCTGCGATGTGTGTGGGTTCCAGTACAAGCTACGGGAGCTTCGTAACTTATTTGTTAAGGGACGAGATACGAACGTAAAGGCGTGCCGCGAGTGTTGGAGTCCAGATCAGCCACAACTACGGTTAGGCGAGTTTCCTGTGGACGATCCACAAGCTATACGTGATCCACGTCCCGATCAAAGTCTAGGGCCGTCTGGAGACTATAGTAGTCGTGGTATTCAATGGGGTTGGAACCCTGTGGGTGGAGGTGATGACCCGTACGGGCTTACACCTAACGATTTAGTAGGTACTGGTCAGGTAGGCCAAGTTACCGTAAGTATAACATAGGAGGTGCGTAATGCCCAAAGTAGGAAATAAAATGTTTGGATACGATGCAGCAGGTAAAAAAGCCGCTGCGAAAGAAGCAAAGAAAACAGGTCAGGCTATGCAAACAGCCTACAAAAAAGGTGGTAAGATCAAGGTACGCGGTACAGGTGCAGCGACCAAAGGTTTGTACGCACGGGGGCCAATGGCATAAGTTATGAATTATACCGAGCTGAAAACTAACATCGAAGACATCTGCGAGAACTCGTTTACAGATGACCAGCTCGCTATGTTCACACAGCAGGCTGAACAAAAAATATACAACTCAGTGCAGATACCTGCGCTGCGTAAAAACGTGACGGGTACACTTTCTACTAACAATAAGTACCTATCTACGCCTTCTGACTTCTTGTGGTCTTACTCTTTAGCCGTAGTAGACGGCAGTGGTAACTACCACTTCTTGTTAAACAAAGACGTTAATTTTATGCGGGAAGCCTACCCTAGCCCTACTTCTACAGGATTACCCAAGCATTACGCGTATTTTGACGATAACACTTTTATCGTTGGGCCTACCCCTGACGCAGGGTACACCTCGGAGCTTCATTATGGATATTATCCTCAATCAATCGTTACTGCTAACACTACATGGCTTGGGGACGAGTTTGATTCTGCTCTACTCAATGGTGCGCTAATTGAAGCAATACGCTTTATGAAAGGGGAACAAGACATTGTTGCAATGTACGAAAAGTTGTACTTGCAGGCAATAACGCTGTTGAAGGGACTCGGAGACGGCAAATTACGCGAAGACGCATATCGCTCGGGGCAATTCCGAGTGCCAGTAAGTTAAGGAGACAGAAATGGCAATTACACAGGCAATGTGCACATCCTTCAAAGTCGCTCTATTAGACGGTGAGATGGATTTCAGTGCAGACACATCACAAACTTTTAAGGTCGCTTTGTATACAAGTTCAGCTACATTAGGTGCAGCTACAACAGCGTATGCAACGACGAACGAGGTATCAGGTACAGGATACACTGCAGGGGGTAACACTCTTACTATCTCTGCTAACCCTGCATCAACAGGTACTACGGCGTTCTTGGACTTCGCAGATACTACGTGGACTGACGCTACGATTACAGCTCGTGGAGCGTTGATTTACAAGGTCGGCGGTACGAACCCTGCGGTTGCTGTTCTTGATTTCGGAGCAGATAAAACTTCTACAGCGGGTGACTTTCAGGTTCAGTTCCCTACAGCAGACGCTACGAACGCTATCGTACGTATTGCTACTCCGTAAGGTGGCTAGATGCCGTCTTCAGTAGAATATATAGGTTGGGGATCAGGTGCTTGGGGCCAAACGGCTTGGGGCACTAGCCTAACTATTGTCTCTGTTGATGGTGTAGCCGCCGAAGGCGCTATTGGGTCTGTATCGGTTGATGCGGAATCTAATGTAGTAGTCACGGGCGTAGAAGCTGATGGACACGTAAACGTCGTAGGTATTGACGCCGAGGCGGATGTACTTGTTCAAGCAGTAAGTGCAGTAGGCTCAATAGGTACAGTAACAGTTAGCGCTGCTGCAGAGATACCAGTAACCGGAGTAGAAGCTGATGGTGCATTAGGCACTGTCACTATGACCGGAACGGCGAATATCTTCCCAACAGGTGTAGAAGCTGACGGCGAAATTGGTACAGCCACAGTAGACGCGGAAGCTAATGTAGCCGTTACAGGTGTAGAAGCTGATGGTGCTGTAGGTACAGTTGTTATAACTGGTACAGCTAACGTGTCACTCACAGGTGTAGAAGCTGACGGAGCAATAGGGGATGTATTTATTTCCCTTGGAATCGTCGTAGCAGTTACGGGATTGCAAGCGAACGCAAAACTTGGTACTGTAACCACATCAGCTAACGCAGATATATCTGTTACAGGGCTTGCAGCTACGGGAATTATTGGCTTCGCTAACGTATGGGGCGAGGTAAATGATGACCAAACACCTAATTGGACACCTATCGCCAGTGCGCAAACTCCCGACTGGGGGGACGTACCTGAAACACAAACTCCAAACTGGCAAGACATAGCCGCATGAGGAACAGAACATGACAACGCAATATTCACCGATACTCAAACTTGCTCTGCCAGTTCAAGGCGAACTCAGTGGTACATGGGGTGACGTAGTAAACGATAACATCACATCTATGGTCGAACAGGCTATCGCAGGGCGTGCGGTTATTAACACTTGGTCAACAAACTCGCATAGTTTAACTTCAGCGAACGGAACAACTTCCGAATCGCGTTGTGCTATGCTTGAGCTTACTGACACAGGTACGGCGTTGTCTGGCGCGGGTACAGTTATATGCCCAGCACTATCTAAAATTTACATTGTAAAGAACGCCGCAGGGCAAAACATTACAGTGAAAACTGCGTCTGGTACGGGTATTCTTGTTCCTGATGGACGTACTACATTCTTATTCTGTGACGGCACAAATGTTGTTGAGGCTCTTACACATACTACGTCTCTACAGTTGGGTACTAGCACAACAGTTACAGCCGTTCTTG